CTCTTATCGCCACCGTGACACTAGCATGCTAGTGCCACGTTTCGTGTACTGACTGACCGAAAAGGGACTTAATACGTCCCCCATTTCTGTAAGCAGACCACGGGCGGTCGGAGCCAGCGACTTAGAGTCTTCACTTTCCGTGAAGAATCTGAGAAGCATGTCCCAACCATCCATTGTCTTGATAATCTTCAGAGGTTTGACCTCAAGCGAACGGTACTCGGCTCTTTGCAGAGCACGATTCCATCGCCTGGGCGTTGGCCTACGTTGATCGGGTACTTCGCGGAGACGAATCGGTGAATTAATCATCGAGTCGTTAGCAATTGGCCAGTATAAACGGGTCAAATGCTCTACGATTAACTCGTAGACGTTGTAGTACTTCCTATCGTAATATGAGTTAGCATAGCTAACCCATGACGCATAGGATTCAGGACGAGGTGCTGATGTCCAAACCGTCCTTAAACGGACTGGTGTGACGTTGACGCCTTTGAAAGCGTCCACGCCGCAGGATTCTCTAAAGAGTCCTTTGGTACAACTCTTGTCGCGGTTTATTTTTAAGCCGAACGATTCGAGGATGCTCATTGCGTCCGCGGCGTAAGCCGTTGTGACAATGACATCATCACCATACACAAGGAGACTCTCGCGAGTCTCCTCGTCGGGTGCTCCGGCATCGAGAAGACTCCAGATAGTCAAAGCCATAACGGGAAAGCATAATGCTGATCCCATCGGGGCAAACTTTCTGAGAGTTAGTTCTTCTCCTGTCGGAAGCACAGTTGATAAGCTCCTACAAGCCTCTAAGTACGTAAAAACGTGCTCAGGGAAGAGTAGGCGAACCAAATCAGTAGAAACTCTATCCGAAGCCTCATTGAGGTCCAAGGTAGAATACTTGCCAGCCTGGCTCCCAAGAAGGGCGCCATACTGGTTGGGTTGCTGATTTGTGAAGAAGACGTTGAACCTTGTTAAGGGTGACGCTTCTACGGTACGAACGATTGCCCTGCTTAGTCCCTGCTGGACCCATTGAAAATCAACGGGTTCGCAAGAGATGAGGCGTGGGCCACGAGAATCCTTAGGCACGAGTATTACCCGTGCCGGGAGACTCTTTGTACCGATCGTGTTAAACGAACGGTAAGTGTCGCAAACATGTCCAAATGACGCCCGAAAATAAGCGTCAAGAGGGTAGACGTTTGTGATGCGATCACAGATATTAGTCCATTGGTACTTGGCCCAGAGCCGTTGCTTTGTAGCAACAGCACCCGGACCGTGCCTTGGGCGGATATCCGTCGGATCGAAATGCGAAAAGAGATTATATAATCTTTTCCTCGCAGTGCGGATGAGTTGGTGTGGATTAAGCCTTTCAGCTTGTCCCCACCGTACTCGACCGAAAGCCGAATGCTCCGCTTCATAAATACGAAGCGCTGCATCCGAGTGTTCGAGGTCTTGCTCAGTTTGTTTAAACTTGAGCAGGACACTTTGTTCCTGCGTATCAGTATACGGTAATTCATACTTG